GACTACCAAAGACTCAAAGAAGTAAACACCATGAAAGCGAAACTAACCGAGATCCTAGAGAACCTATGAAAGCGCATGAGATAACACCAGAGATGCGTATAATCCAGCAACAAAAGCAGGAGATTAGAGAATTGCGGCAAATCATCCATGAATTGCAGCATGACGTAAACAAGCAGAAGTCCTTGATCAACAAACTGAAGAACAAGGAAAATAACCAATAACTTCACATAACAGCAGTAGTACATAATGAAAACAACAAAAATGAGATTCCACGCACTAGGACTTCCACACACAGTTACATCTAAAGAGTTTAACGCTTGCGCGTACACTCAAAAGGTGGTCAAGTTTGCCAAGATGATGACAGACAGGGGCCATGAGGTGATCCACTACGGGCATGAGGATAGCGTTCTGGACTGCACGGAACACGTCAGCGTCCTGACCAACGAGGACTTTGCCAAGAGTTATGGCAGTCACGATTGGCGCAAGACGTTCTTCAAGTTCAACACCGAGGATCACGCATACCAGACGTTCTATGCCAACGCCATTCGGGAGATTGGAGTCCGTAAACAAAAGAATGACTTCCTGCTTCCCTTCTGGGGATCTGGAGTCAGACCCATCTGTGACGCTCACCAACACGATATGATCGTGGTGGAGCCGGGGATTGGGTATGCGGGTGGGCATTGGGCTAGGTGGAAGGTATGGGAGAGCTATGCCATCTATCACGCTCACTGCGGCATGGGTGCAGTGGGAAGATGCCAGCAGGATAACTATTCCGTGGTGATACCTAACTATTTCGACATCGATGACTTCACCTTCAACGACAAGAAGGAGGATTACTTCCTGTACTTGGGCAGGGTCTACTCTGGCAAGGGAGTTGATATCGCAATCGACGCAACCCGCAGGGCAGGCGTTAAGCTAGTTGTAGCGGGTCAGAAGGAGGCAGGGTATACATTTCCACCCCATGTTGAGTATGTGGGCTATGCTGACGTTCCTAGGCGAAAAGAACTCATGTCTAAGGCTAAGGCATCCTTCCTGCCTAGCCAATACGTCGAACCATTCGGTGGAGTCCAGATTGAGAACCTATTGAGCGGAACCCCAACCATCACGTCTGACTGGGGATCCTTTGCAGAGAACAACCTGCATGGCGTAACTGGCTACAGGTGTAGGACGATGGGTGACTACGTCGATGCAATCAACAACATCGACAAGATCAGACCAGCGGACTGCCGCAAGTTTGGTGAGAACTTCACACTTGAGAAGGTTGCACCGAGGTACGAGAAGTATTTCCAAGACGTGCTTGACGTGTACAACGGAGCAGGTTGGTACGCTGAAGGAAACGGAATCGATGCAATGACAATGACTTACCCATGAGCGACTACACATTTGAATCGCAGTACTGGGGAGACTGCTGCAATACATTCGATGAAGACCAGAAGCATTACGTCTATGGCAGATTCATGGGGCTGCATCAGGTTGGCTATGGGTTCAGCTTGTCAGGCAAGTCAGTGCTGGACATTGGAGGAGGCCCAACGTCAATGCTACTCAAGTCGAAGGGACTTGGCAGGGCATTGGTAGTGGATCCGCTCCAGTATCCGCAGTGGACTTACGCTCGCTACCATGAGCATGGTGTTGAGTGTCTGGTGATGCGAGGTGAGGACGTGGTAGAAGAGGGGTTCGATGAGTGCTGGATTTACAATTGTCTCCAGCATACTGATGATCCTGCACTAATCATTGCCAACGCACTGCGAGCAGCGAAGGTGCTTCGCATCTTTGAATGGGTTGACATTGAGCCACATGACGGGCATCCACAGATGATCACTAAAAAGATGCTTGACGAAGCTATAGGCAGTGAGGGAAGGTTAGTCCACCTAGCTGAGACAGGTTGTTTCGGCAAGGCATACTACAACATACATACAAAATGAAATTAACTACACCATACGAGCAGTTTGTGCAGTCCATAGTGAAGCCGGGGCATGACATACTTGTCCAGCTAACACCTCTTCAGGCATCCATTCTCCACATGGCAGTGGGGGTCAGTGGGGAAGCGGGTGAGTTGCTTGACGCAATCAAGAAACACGCAGTGTACCAGAAGCAACTGGACTTCGACAACGTGCGTGAAGAGGCAGGAGATATCCTGTTTTATCTGACTGGTTTGTTGAACGAATTGGGCTTGACGCTTAACGAGTGTATTGAGGCTAACGTAGAGAAGTTATCGAAGCGATACCCAGAGAAACGCTACACTAACGAGGCAGCAATCGCACGGGCAGACAAGCTGGACGTGGTTGAAGAACCAGTTGCGCTCAAGGATGACGATGACTTGGCGGACATCAAGGTGGAGCGCACTTGTCGCATCGATGATCCTGAGTGTGAGTCCTGCCAATAAGGTGTCATATATGGGATATATCATAGGCTATATCGTGTTAGCGGTTATTATATTGTATGTTGTGTACGATGGTCTGAAGGGTGACGAATGAACACTCTGGAACACTACATTGAATATAAGAGACTTAACGCAACCAAGGTAATGAACGCACTGCAACTGAACGGAATCATATCTGACGAGTGTATCTTTCCAGACGAGGTTAGAGATTCTGGACAGGCAGTCTACTGGTTGGAAGACCATATGGGAGAAATAAATAGATCATGAACTGGGATGAATACGCATTGTCGATAGCTGAAGTGGTAGCCAAGAAGAGCAAAGACCCGTGGAGGCAGGTTGGTGCTGTGCTGTTGCGGCATGACAACACTGTTGCGGCTTGTGGTTACAACGGATTCCCACCGCACATGGAGGAGGACTGGAGTTGCAGGGACAAGCGTAGAAATTACGTTGTCCATGCAGAGCAGAACGCATTGCGCCATGTGAAACCACTGGAGTGCTATCTGCTGGCATCAACGACATTGCCATGTAACAACTGCTTGAAATCGCTTGCATCATATGGGATCAAAAGGATAGTCTATCGTGAGACTTACCCAACTGACGAATCAACCACCATGCTTGCCGCGCAATTCAATATTGCTTTGATAAACGTATGACTAAAGAAGAACTCTGGAAAGTGTACAGCAACAAGAACCCATCGTTCAATGGAAGGGGAAACGTAACCATGTCTGCGAAGGGACTGAGGAAGTTGTTCGATACAACATGGGACACGGCAATGTACAAAGGGGAAGAAGAAGAGGAGACTGAGCCATACATTAGCGGAAACACTGCCAATCTTGATACATTGAAGAGCATCTTTGGAATGAAATGATTGAGCCAAACATAGCGCAGAAAGCGATTAGCTTCGTGAGAAGTGCAGCGGCATTCGTCCGTGCAGGTATGCCAATACGCAACAAGGAGCAGATCGAGGAGAGATTACTGATTTGCAACCAGTGTGTGCATTACGATCCAACGGCATTTAGTGGGGCGGGAAAGTGCGGTGTTTGCGGATGCAACATGGAGATAAAAGTAGTTATGGACACGGAGCGTTGTCCGTTAGATCATTGGGAATGACAAGAGTAGAAGCGCAAAGGAAATCAAATGAGGACTATGTGTGTGGACGCATCTCAAAAGAGGAGTGGGATTTTCAATTTGAAGAACTAGGAAACGTGCGGATTTGGAGTAAGGATGGTAAAATTCACCAACTAAAGGAGGAACATGAAAGACTCAGACCAGATAACGGAACTACAAAACAAAATTGATAAATTGGTTGATACATACATTGCAGAGTTCGACCTGCCATTAGCAAGCATGGTTGGAATCTTGCAGGTCAAGATCCATGAACTGATTGAGAATTCGATGAGTTACGAGGACGAGGAAGATGAGGAGGACGAGGAATGAAATACAATAGAATTGAGCAACTTGGGATCGTTATAACGGACAATCCAATTGAGCATATTGAGTTCGATGTGCTAGACAAAGCATTAAAAAACAACGGAATAGACAGAGACAAGTTTAGCGAGTACTTCGGAATGCAAACTTGCCATGAAGGAGGATTGTACCCGTGGGATGTTGAGCCAGTCTTGGAGCGAATGATGAGCGGAAAACTAACAGGAACGCAGTTGTACTGGGACTAATATGAAAAATAAAGTAGATACATTTATGGCTGAAGCGTTGGACGAGATGTTCAAGCGGGTTGGATTTGAGGGATTCGACAAAGAATTCACCAACCAAGAAGAGTGGTATACAAAGCGAAGCTGGACTGAGGCAGAGTGCGAAGATTTCAAAAAATGGTTTTCGGCTAGATATGCCAAGGTATTCCGATCTAACAAAAAGATTGGTGAGAAAGAGTTTGCGTGGTTTAATTTGATGTGGGGATGGAAAGTGAATGAATAAACCTGCGTCAGTTTTACAGGCAATTAACATTGCCACCAAGGTTAGAGCGGAAGCTGAGAAGGATGATATAAATGGGATCATTTATGCTGCTCAGTTTATACTGACACATTTAACGGATTCTCAGAAAAAGCAGGTTACACTGGACGAAAAGGTGGCTAGGCAGACTGTGCTTAACTTTGTTCAACACCTATTGAAGCACGATCAATTTGAGGCAGCAGCAACGATTCTGTGGGGTGCTGGAGTTTACGATTGGAGGCCACAAAGTGCAGCGGATACATGGAGATGCCTGTTTGAGAATGACAAGTTGTTAGTTCAAGGCGCAGGAGCGATGGGCAAGACGTTTAATGCTGCTGCGTGGTTTTTATTGGATTGGATGCGAGATCCAGAGTACACCTGTATTAAAGTTGTTTCGTTGACCGAGGCACACGCTCAGAGAAACGTATTCGCTGCAATCAAAAACTTCTACAGGACTGCTCTGGTGCGTCCAGAGTACGAAGGTAGCGAAGACTTAGTGAAGTCGATTCAAGCTAACGACGATGACAAGAACGGGATCCA